AAGAAAATCCTGTGCCTGCGTTGTCGCACAATAAATTACCAGCACTGCCAACTCCGGATAGACCCCCACGAGAAACAAGCAACACCTTTAGACCAGGTGGAATCAGACCCTCGCAGGATACGGGTCCTTTTTATCGACCCCCTCCACCAAGGAACCCTTTTATGAGGCCACCTCCTCAGAACCCGTTTAGTTCAATGCCAGGATTTGGCTCTGGACCAAACATATTTGCAGGCGGATCACCTTTTTACTCGCCCCCACCTAGAATGCCAATGTTTGGCGGAGGGATGGGCGGCTTCGGTGGCTTCGGTGGATTCGGCGGTTACGGTGGTGGAATGGGCGGAGGTTTTAATCCGTTTATGATGTCACCCCCTCCAATGCAAAGATTTCCTCGTTATGATTCTTTGATTCCTATGCAAAGCCAAATGCCATCTCAGTCATTGCAAGACTTGCCGTATCAACCTAAACGACCTGAAATGACTTCGATTGAACAAAGCCCACCTAGTGTTGGGCAGATGACAGTGGATCCAAGACGAGATCCTATTCCTGATCCAATAACAGGAGACAGATATTCTAATAAACTTCCGCAGATGGATCCAAATACGCCGATGCCTAGTATTGATGAGTTAAGAAATTTTGATGTAGATAATACTCCAACGCCTATTCCAATAGAAGAGTTTAATCAGAATTTTAGGAACATAATGCAGACGGATCCAATGTCGATTCAGTCTAAAGAAGATTTGGATAGGTTGAACACTGGACCATTATTTGCTAACCAAAGAGCAAATATATTTGAAAAGTATTCTCAAAACCCTCTTACTCAAGCTTGGGAAGCCAGCCAAGCTTCACAAGATTTTAAGAAAGATCCTGCGCCTTCTGTAAGAGAGTTTATTGAAGAAGAAAGGCCTACTCCTTCTTTTACACCATTTGACCCAAGCGGATTACAATCAAGAATTGGTGACTTGGAAGGCAGACAAATGTTTGATCCATCTGGATTAAAGTCAAGAATTGATGCACTAGAAAACAGACAAATGCCAGCATTTACACCTACACCGTTTGACCCAAGCGGATTGCAAAGTCAAATAGATGCGTTACAAAATAGACAAATGCCATCTTATACGCCATTTGACCCTACAGGACTTCAGTCAAGATTAGGAACTTTAGAGAACAGACAAATGTTTGATCCAAGCGGTTTACAAAGTCAAATAGATGCGTTACAAAATAGGCAAATGCCAATGTTTGACCCAAGCGGATTGCAGTCAAGATTAAACGCTTTAGAAGGAAGGGTTCAAAAAACCGGGAATCTTAATATGACAGACATTGAAGCGTTGATTGAACAACGATTGTCTGATTCTTTGAGAAATATGAATCCTGTAAATCAAGGGAATCAAATCACATACGATCCAACTCTTATTAGCGAGATTCAAAAAGATCTTCCGCCTCCCATAAAAGAATATAACGATAGATTGTTTATAGGTCAAGGCGGTCCATACGACATTTAAAAAAAAGTGGACGGATTAAGATTAGCAGAGTATATTCTAAAAGAATTGCGAAACAGACAAGACCAGATTTCTGATCATCTGTCTAGCGGTTCAATAAAAACGATGGAAGATTATCGTTTTCTTATTGGAGAGTTGACGGCACTTCGCTCCTTTGAGGATGATGTAAAAGAAGTGTTGCAAAAAACAACTGGAGACAGTTTTGATGAGTGACTTAGCAGTCCCCCAACACATAGAAGCCGAACGCAAGGCTCAAAAAGAAGCGCAGAAAATAGAGGAAAGCAAAACAAACGGTGAAGCATCTATTCAAGATGCCTACATCGAACCTCAAGAAAGAGTCCTTGACCCCTCCCTTATTGACAGCTCACTACTAGAACGAATGCCCGATCCAACGGGTTGGCGTTTATTGGTGTTGCCATACAAAGGAAAAGGCGTCACAGAAGGAGGCATTGTTTTACCCGATACGCTTGTAGATAGAGAAGCTTTAGCAACCGTGGTGGCTTATGTGTTAAAAGTCGGTCCGTTGGCATACAAAGACTCTAACAAATTTGGCGGAGAACCTTGGTGCACATTAAAGGACTGGGTTTTGATTGGCCGATATGCAGGCGCTCGATTCAGACTAGACGATGGCGGAGAAGTTAGAATCATTAACGACGACGAAGTCATTGGAACCATTTTAGATCCTGACGACATCCAGAGCCTATAATCGGAGCAAGACATGGCAGAACAATTACCAGAAATTACTGATGAAAAAATTGAAAAGGCTGCATTGCCAAAAGGCAAAAGAGCCAATGAAGAAGTATTAGAAGAATCAACTTTTATTGAACTCGAAGGAAAAGACTTAGAAGGGCTTTCGTCCATAGAAGAAGAAACGGTTCAAGAAGATTTTAAAACAAGTCCTCATGTTGAAAAACAAGCAGAGAACATAGAAAACGAAGCTGAAAAAAGAGCTAAGTTGGCACAAAACAGAATTGATAAAGCCGTTAAACAGGCCAAAGATTATCAACGCCGAGAACTTCAGGCGCTTCAATATGCCAAACAAATTGCTGAAGAAAACAAAAAACTTAAAAATGAACAAGCACAAATATCTCAAAGTTATGGCGCTGAATTTGGCGCAAGAGTTGAATCTCAACTAGAAGCTTCTAAAATTGCTTTGCAAAAAGCAATGGAGGAAGGCGAAGCTGAAAAGATAGCAGAGGCTCAATCAATATTGGCTACGGCTTCTGCCGATAAAGTGGCTTATGATCAGTATCAAAAACAACTCGAAACATACAATCGAGAAATGGAACAATACAATGCAGAGCAACAAGCGTATATTCAAGAACAAAGAATAAGTGCACAACAGCAGAACCAAAATGCTTCTCAACCTGTTTATCAACAGCCTTCACAAAAAGCACAAAGTTGGGCTAATGATAATACTTGGTTTGGGCAAGACCCAGTTATGACCAATGTTGCAATTGCTGTTCACGAACAATTGGCACAAGAAGGATTTGACACAGAGTCAGAGGACTATTACTCTGAGATTAATAAACGAATGAGGCAAGAATTGCCTAACAAGTTTCAAGATAACGTGGAAGCTGACGGAAAACCCGTCCAAACCGTCGCTTCACCATCACGCAGTAACTCAAATGGGCGCAGGAAAAATCGTAATCAGGTAGAGTTGACACCTAGCGAGCAGCAGTTAGCTAAACGTCTAGGAGTTTCTTTCAAAGATTATGCAGTTCACAAAGCGAGGTTAGATAACTCATGAATGATAAAGTTGAAATCGAAGAAAACGTTGAAATTGACAGAACTTCTCGAAGTTCAGAAACACGCGAGACTCAAGAGGCTAGACGCCCTTGGGAACCGCCATCTCTTTTGAAAACCCCGGAGCCTCCTCCAGGAATGCGATACCGTTGGGTTCGTACCGATGTAAGAGGCCAGGAAGATCGAAAGAATGTCATGCAACGATTTAGAGAAGGATGGGAGCCTGTCAAGCCGGAAGAAATTCCAGAATTTGATGTGCCAACCATTGATCACGGCAAACACGCAGGTGTTGTTGGGATTGGTGGACTCATGCTTTGTAAGATTGATGATTCAATTGCCGAAGAAAGAAATCGGTACTTTGAACAAAAAACAACCAATCAGATGAATGCAGTTGATAATGACCTTATGCGTGAAGAACATCCTGCAATGCCAATTACAAACAATCGGCAATCCAGGGTTACTTTTGGTGGTAACTCTAAGAAGTAATGAAATATAATTACCTTTTAGAGCTACTGAATTTTAATCTCGTGATCGGAGAAGTTAATTATGGCAAATAAAGACGCCGCATTTGGTTTGCGTCCAGCCAAGCATGTTAGCGGTTCACCGTTCAACGGAGGTCAATCTAGATATAGGATTACGACAAGTGCGACAGCTTATACTACGAAGATTTACATGGGTGACATTGTGACTCAAGGGACAGGTGGTACGATTACTCGTATCGCTCGTGCTGATGGTGGAGGCGCTACAAGCGACATCATCATTGGTGTGTTCAATGGTTGTTACTACACAGACCCCACTACAAGTAAACCAACGTGGAGTAATTACTGGCCAGGCAATGCTGCAACTGATGCAGTTGGTTTTATCATTGACGACCCTTACGTCGTTTATGAAGTACAAGCCGATGCCGCTATGCCAGTAGCGGATCTTTGGGGTAATTTCGACATTGTGGATCAATCCACAGTCGGATCAACCCAAAGTGGTCGTTCTAATGTTGAGCTTGATGTGACAACTGGTGCTACTACAGCAACGTTGCCACTAAAAGCAATCGGTATATCTACAGACCCTCAGAATTCCGACGTCGGAAGTGCAAACACCAATGTGCTTTGTTTAATACAGAACCATCTGTATAGACAGGCTCAAGTTGGTCTAGCATAAAGGAGATATAACTAATGGCTATTTCAAGAGCACAGCTCACTAAAGAACTAGAACCTGGTTTAAATGCTCTTTTCGGCATGGAATATTCTCGTTATGAGAATGAACACGAGGAAATTTTTGAAGCTGAAAACTCAGACAGAGCTTTTGAAGAAGAAGTTCTTATTTCAGGTTTCGGAAATGCCCCCGTGAAGCGTGAGGGAGATGGTGTTGAGTTTGACACAGCCTATGAAGGCTTTACTGCTCGTTACACCCATGAAACTATTGCATTAGCATTTGCATTAACAGAAGAAGCTGTAGAGGATAACCTCTATGACAGACTTGGTGCTCGTTATACTAAAGCATTAGCTAGAAGTATGGCACACACTAAGCAAGTCAAAGCTGCTAATGTTTTAAACAATGCATTTAGCTCTAGTTACACGGGTGGAGATGGAGTATCACTGGTAAACAGTGCACATACTCTTGCGGGTGGAGGAACTTACTCAAACACACCTAGTACCCAAGTTGACTTGAACGAAACGTCACTTGAAGATGCGTTAATTACTATTTCAACTTTTGTTGATGATCGTAACTTAACACTAGCACTTCAGGGGATGAAGCTAATTGTGCCGCCACAACTTCAATTCGTAGCAGATCGCTTGCTCGAAACTCCAGGCCGTGTTGGAACAGCTGACAACGATATTAATGCAATCAAAAATATGGGAATGATTCCTGAAGGCTATGCCGTCAATCATTTCCTAACTGATACTGATGCATTTTTTATCTTGACTGACTGCCCAGACGGAATGAAGCATTTCGTGCGAACGCCTATAAGCACAAACATGGAAGGTGATTTTGACACCGGAAATGTTCGCTTTAAGGCTAGAGAGCGATACAGCTTCGGTTGGAGCAACCCTCGTGGCATTTATGGCTCACAAGGCGCTTAACCAGTGAAATGGAACCTCGCCGGGGGTTTCTTACTCAACCCGGCACACTTTTCTAGGGTAAACTTGTCCTACAGACTGACCTAGCAGACAATGCCAAGACGGTAGGACTTATTAAGGAGACTTAATTATGGCAAAATCAACCTTTTCAGGACCAGTTCAATCATTGGCTGGTTTTATTTCGGCAGGAAACGCTAACGTAGTTAGCCTAACTGCTGACACAACAATTACAGTTGCAGCGCATGCTGGTAAAGTATTAATAACAAATGACGCAGACGGTAAATTTACTTTGCCTTCTATTGTCGCAACCGCTCCTGGTGCGGACGATGATCCAAATCAGTTAAATAATTTAGGTGCTACATTTACATTTGTTGTTGTTACAGCCGCAACAGATATGGACATACTAACCGATGGAACAGATAAGTTCGTTGGCGGTCTATATACTGGTGTAGATGATGCAACAGGTAAAACTTTTATTTCTGGCGCAAGCAATGATGTCATTACTATGAATGGAAGCACTAAAGGCGGACTAGCTGGTAGTATTGTAAAATGTACTGCAATGGCTTCTGCTAAGTATGCTGTCGAAGGCATTATTCTTGGATCAGGAACAATAGTTACTCCATTCGCTGACGCATAAGGAGGTGACGCATGGCTAATACAGTCACAGGTCCCACTAATCAGTTTGATGGAGAAAAAACACTTATTGTTTATGCTTCAGTCTTATCAGATGGAAGTGCAAGCAGCACAACATTAGTTGATGTTTCTGCATTAAATGCTGCTCCAGATGGAACCGCTTGTTCTACTGTTACCTTAAAAAAGATTTGGTATACAGTTAGCGGCGCTCCTGATGCACCCGCTTCTTTAGATTGGGATGCAAGCACCGATGTTACTTTTCTGACATTGTCTTATGACAATTCGTTTGATTTTAGTGGCTTTGGCGGTTTAACAAATACAGCAGCATCTGGTTATTCTGGTGATGTACTTTTTGTTATCCCATCGACATCTGATGCCGGGAATGAATACACCGTTTGGTGTGAGTTCACTAAGAACTACTAAGAAGAATGGCTACTTCTGGATCAAGAGATTTTCAGCCTAATGTTGCTGAATGGATCGAAGAAGCCTACGAACGATGTGGGCTGGAAATGCGTACTGCTTATGACGCAAGAACAGCTCGCCGTTCGTTAAATATTCTTTTTGCAGACTGGGCAAACAGAGGACTAAACCAGTGGACAATCAATAATGTCAGTCAGACATTAACCGAAGGCACTGAGTCTTACAGTTTAAACAATTATGTTGCAGATGTTCTTGATGTGGTTTTAAGAAGAACCGAAAGCGGAGTAACCACTGATTATCAAATGAATCAGATAGGTCGATCTGAATATTGGAACATTCCAAACAAAGCAAACAAAGCGAGGCCTACTCAGTATTTTATAGATAAACAAGAGACTCCGAAAATATATCTTTGGCCAGCGCCAGAGAATAGTTCTGATATTATTAAAATGAATCAAATTTTAAGAATTGAAGATGCAGATGCTTCAGTAAATGATGTCCAAGTTCCATTTCGGTTTTATCCATGTTTGGTTGCTGGGCTTGCATATTACATATCTCAAAAAAGAGCGCCAGAAAGAATGGAAGCACTAAAAGCAATGTACGAAGATGAATTTGCCAGGGCATTGGCTCAAGATGAAAGTCGTGCATCGTTGATGGTTAAACCAAACATGCGTTCTTATGGATACTAAAAATGTCTTATGCTTCAGGCAAATACGCATACGGAATTTGTGACCGATGTGGTTTTAAATATCCTTTAGGTGAATTACATAAGGAATGGAACAATTTAAAAACATGCCCTGAATGTTTTGAACCCAAAAGCCCACAATTAGATCCATTACCTCATGTAGCTGATCCACAAGCTTTATATGATCCAAGGCCTGATACAGTTACAGATACTGCTGCGCTTGGAGTAATCACAACAAATACAATTTCAGAGTTTGACTCTAAAGGAGTTTATTTAGGGACTGGAGGAATGACCACTACTGATGATCCTATTGGTACTGAGTTTGAGGGTCTTGAAGCGACTGGAGAAATTGGTACTATAACAGCAGGAGGCTCATAATGGCTTTTACTTATGCAACATTAAAAACAGCTGTCCAGGATTACATGGAAAATGACGAAACGACATTTACAAATAACCTGGATAATTTTATAAAAGTGACCGAAGAAGACATTTTAAAGAATGTTGAACTGAACTATTTTAGAAAAAATGTTACAGGAACAGCCGCTTCTGGAAACGCTTATTTGTCAATGCCCACAGATTTTTTAGCGCCGTTTAGCCTAGCGGTAATTAACTCCAGTGTTTACACTTATCTATTATTAAAACATCCGTCTTTTATTAGAGATTACACTCCCAATGCATCAACCACAGGTGAGCCTGTATATTACGGAGAATTTGATAATGATTCATTTATTTTAGCGCCAACGCCCGATGCAAACTATACATTTGAATTGCATTACTTTTACAGACCTACTTCTTTAACGGCGGGGGCTTCAGATGGAACCACTTATTTATCAACCAATGCACCCAATGTTTTATTGTCAGGATCTTTGTTGCAGGCCGCTTTGTTTATGAAATTAGATCAAACAGAAATTGGGACCTACAAACAAAATTATGACAAAGAAATGATGCAGTTTAAAATATGGGCAGAGGGAAAGAACACCAAAGAGGAAATGAGATATGACAAGACCAGGGCGGTTCGATGATTAAAGACTTGAAGGGAAAGAATATTGCAATTGTGGCGATGGGAAAAAGTCAATTAGACTACCATTTATCAATTAGTCACAGCAAAGAATACGATGAAGTTTGGGCTATTAATTCTATGTGTGCTGTTATTAAATGTGATCGAGTTTTTATGATGGATCCTGCTTCAAGGTTCTTTGATACATTTGATTCTGGGCCACAAACTCAAGTAATGAGAAGAACACTTTCCAAATTAGACATCCCAATATATTCTTGTGAGTTTGATAGCAGAGTCCCGGCCATTGAATTATTTCCTTTAGATGAGGTGGTCGAAAAAAT